TCTGCAGCAATTTCTTCTGCAGTCTTTCCAATTTTAAGTGTAACAACATTTGAGTTTACAGAGTATAGGGCTAATGTATCATTATCTGATCTAATATGAAATGACCAAACAGTTCCGCTTGGCATTAAACTTTCAAGTAGTGAGTGATCAATTGTTACTGTTGTGTTTAAAGAATTAGCGCCACCAACATTTCCAGTTGCAATTCCCCATCCGTTACACCCAGAACAATTAAAACTTATAGCATATCTTTCTGGCTGAGTGTTACCAGTATCTGGAGCATCCCAATCTAAAACTGTTGTTGTTGCCCCATCTACTACCGTTAAATTTCTTGGTGGCCCTATTGTTTTAACTACTGGGGCTGCTTGTGAAGTAAAGGCTGATGATGGGATGATACCCATAGATCCAGATTGATCCCAATAAAGGAATACATTTGCCCCCCCGCCATTTTCATAGTACATTAATTCTATGGTTTTAGGTACTCCTGCTGTAAAGGCTATTGGGGCAGTTGTAGTTCCTCCGCCACCTTTGTCTACCCAGTCATCTGCCACTAAGACTCCATCAATATATAGCCTTGTACCATCGTCTGCTGTTGCTAAAAATGATATGTTTTGAGTAGAATCGCTTCTAACTGAACCAGTAAACCGTACTATAACATCCTCTGAAGGCCCACCTAAGACGCTACCGCTACCCCATTGGAAGTCAATGTTGGGTACATTAGTAGTAAGTATAGGAGAAGCGCCTTGTGGTATATATGGAGCAGCATTTTGACCTTGTACATTGTAGACTTGAGCGGTTAAACCTTCTGCAGCATGGGCTTTATCAATACCTACAATTAGGGGAAATAAAGCTAGTGATAACACTAAAAATACACGTAATAATTTTTTAATCTCCAGTTCCCCCTTATTTACACAATGTGTAATAGGGTTATTATATCATTTTATTACAAAAAGAAAGAGGGCTGGCACTTGGCCAACCCCCTAACTTGTGAAGTTAAATTACTTCTTTAGTGCAACCTTAGCCTTTGGATTAGCCTTGTTCCACTTTGCAGCCAACTTGTTATAGTCGGCCTTTGCCTTTGCTGCTGCAAGGTCATTTGCTGCCTTGACTGATGCTGCGCTTGCATCCGCTGCTGACTTTGAAAAAGCAATAGCTAAATCAGAAGTTGCTTTAGCATCTGCAAGTGCCTTATCTGAAGCAACCTTAGATGATGCCATCGCATCTGCTAGAGCCTTATCTGAAGCAGTCTTTGCATCTGCTAGAGCCTTATCTGAAGCAGTCTTTGCATCTGCTAGAGCCTTTGCATGTGATGCCTGAACATCTGCAAGAGCCTTGTCTGAAGATGTCTTCAAGTCAGCAAGTGCCTTATCTGAAGATGTCTTTAGATCATCAAGAGCCTTCTTAGCTGCTGCAAGATCTGCACTTGCCTTAGCAATCTGAGTATTTGCAGTTGCAAGGGCTGTTGAGAAATCATCTCTTGCCTTGTTAGATGCTGCTAGTGCTGCTGTAAGTGATGTCTTGTCTGCAACATGAGATGCATTGGTTGCGTTAGCAACTGCAAGATCTGACTTAAGTGCTGCAATGATTCCTGAAAGATCAGAAATTGTGAACTTAGTGATTACAGACTTTACTGGAGCAGCAAGACCAGTTACGGCTGTTACTGTTGAAAGACCTGTAGCAACTACAGTAACTTCTCCAGCAACTCCTGTTGCTAGTGCTGCTGTTACAGTTCCAAGAACTGCTCCAGTTGAAGTGTTTGTTGCTGTTGCTGTAGTTAGTGACTTAGTAACAGAACCATCAGCAAATGTTGAGCCAATTAAAGTTACTGTTGCTGTATCTGAAACTGAGTTTCCAAATACATCTGTTGTTGTAAGAGCAATTGTAGGAACTGTGCCAACTGCTGTTGCAGAAGGAACTGATAGTCCTAGGTTATATGCTGCTCCAGCAATACCAGAGATGTAAACAATTGTTGAGTATGAGCCATTTGTAATGGTCACAGAACCAACTGCTGTTGTAGTTGTATAAGCATAAGCTGTTACTGCTGATCCAGCAGAAGCAATTGTAAGTGTTGAAACACCTGATGCAATTGTCTTTGGTGCATCTGTTGTGTTAAGTGCTGATACCAACTTTACAGTTGATGAAGCAGTAAAGGTAACATTTGTACCTGTATCTGCTGTTGCTGCAAGAGCAATAGTGTTTCCAGAAGTAATAACATTACTTGATGGAACTGCTACTGTTGCTGGTGCTGCTGAAGTCGTTGCGTTAGTTGCTGCTGCAACCGTAACGGCTAATGGTGCTGCCGAAGAAGGTGCGACAGAAAGTCCAACGATTGCTAGGGCTGCAGCGGTAGCAATTGAGATTTTCTTAAATGAATTCATTGTATTCCTTTTCTATAGTAAGTTGAATCTATCCAAATAATCTTTTACATCATTTGGCATAGGTTTATATTCTATCACATTGGCAAAGGGGTTGTCAACTTTTGGTCTATCCCTGAACGTATGTATCTCTATTTCTTGATCTAAATCCTTTGGAGTATGAGAGATAGCCCCAAAGATTGCTCCACAAACAGCATCTGCCAAGTCCTTGGAAGATTTTCGTGGGTGGTCAACTCTGTTATTTTTCATAATTTTTAGCTCAGTTAGCTCTTCAAACAAAAGTTCTATTGCTGGCATAGCAAGCCTTTCCTCATAGATCAGCATAGCCATATCCTCATAATGCTTCTTAGCAACAGAAACAGTCTCAGTTCTTATACCAACCTGTTTTAATTCGTTCTGAATATCAAACGATTGCCAACGGTCAAAAGAAACCATTCCTATATCAAAACCTTGTCTTCTTAAATTCTGAATCCATAATTTTACTTCAGATAAGTTAACTGGGCCTTCAACCTTTGGTTCCCAATACACTACAGCATCTACTACAACTATTGGTGCTACCTGTTGGTAATCTTTAATTACCTGAATATTTACCCACTTATCAACATGAGCAATAGCAACAGCACATTTGTCATGCTTTTGGGCTAAGTCAGCATGTACATAATACTTCTTAGTTGGATCTGGTTTAAATGTTTCATCAAATCTTTTATATGAATCAATAGGGTTTCTGATTGTCATGCAGGATCTAACTTTTTCTACCTGCTTAAAAAATGAATCACTAGAATATGTTGGAACACATGCAAAGCGCTGCATAGCATCGCCAAGGTCTGTCATAAAAGCAATCTTAAAATCATCAATTTTACGAGTGGGATTTACTTCCCATGTAGGTCTCTTTAATGCAAAGACTCCTGGATATTTATATGAAATGATTTGATCTTCATCCCACTCAATTTCTAAAGAGTTACCAACCATATCTTCTGGAAGTTCATCGTTAATAATAAACTTATGAGTCTTGTGTAGTGCTTCTTTTTCTAAAATTACAGCATCATATCTTTGTGAGATAAAGTCTCCTGGATAGCGGGGGAACGATAGCAAAGCAACTTTACCAAGATCAGGGAAACGAGAGTCTACAGAGGCACGGAAAGCCTTGTAGATGTTATCTGCAGTCTTTCCTTGATCGTTTCCAGTACCTACATCATTAGCAAAGCCAGAGATCTCATCAAGGACAGCAAGGATAAGGTTTAAACCTTCGTGTGACTCTCTTTCTGAGTGACCAGAATAAACAGTTATCGCATGATCAAATTCAATGCTTTCGGCTTTTGGATTATACTTTCCTTGAAACCAAGGGGACTTTTCAATCTTTGTTTTAAAACCTTTAAAGAAAACGTTCTTAGCTTGTTGAGCGTTAATGGCAACGTTAATAATATCAATAGCATCTCCAGAAGGTTTGCCAAAGTATCTTGCTGGTTCTTTTAAACATAATAGTTTATATACAATGTATGCACATGCTACTGTTGAGGTAAAGTCTTTACCAGATCCCTTGCCAAGTTGCAGAATAATTTCATTCTTAGTATATTTTTTATAATATCTTGCGCCTTCTTCTTCGCCCATCAAATCAATCAAATCTTCTTTTCTATAGATTTGACTCATTGCTTCAATAATGTCATATTGTGTTTGAGATAACGGAGGCTGTCCTAAATAATCTTCACCTTCAACAAATGTCTTTGCGTTGACTGGTGTCTCAGCAAAGTTGTTATTTTTTAAAGCCTCAAGGAAATCACCAAAATCAGCCATCGTGTACTACCGTAATCACTTCATCTTTTTTAGCAATAGAAGATAGTCGCTTCATAATTTCATCACGAATCTCTGGATGTTCTGAGGCAATGTCTTTAAGAATTGACATTAAAACTATTTGCCTGTTTTCAATCTCAACCATTTCTTCTGCTAGTTCTTTATTCTCAAGCAGTCCAGCTTTTTGCAACATATCAATACGCTTAGACTCAATGTCCATAACTAACTTAATACCAGCAGTTTTAGCACTAAGGTTATTAGTCATAGATGCTTCATCGATTACCTCATAAGATTTTGAGATTAACTTCCCGTAGTGAGCATCGGCTGCTGCTAGTGCTTCTTTAGCACGAGCACGGATAGCATCGTTAGCTGATGCCATAACCTTCCACTCATTAATAAGTTGTACTACACGAGTACGTGGAATTGCAAGATCCTTAGAAATTTTAGTTGGGTCATTACCTTTTAGGTATTCTTCAACTACATCATTAACTTGATCTAAGTGCTTGACTAAATCTTCTTCAGTTGACATACTTACCCTCTAATCTATTTATTTCATCTTTGATATAGAAAATAGCTTTTTCTAGATCTTGTATAGTTTTAGATTCATCTTTAAGTCCTGCTCGCCAAAGGTATTTAAAAGCATTCCCAATATTAAAATTGCGATGTCTGGTAATATCAATACACTCTACGCCAGAAGGATCTGTTGTGTAATGTCGTGGATGATTTACTTGATCAACCGTAATGCTTAAATTTTCACTCATCGTCATCATCCCAATCAAAGGCATCTGGCATATCCTTAACAACTGTTGCTGCATAGGTTAACCCAACAGAGCAGGCTATAACTAATCCAATAAAAACTTTTTGTGCTTTATTCATCGCTTTGACTTCCTTAATCCAAACTTAGCAAGGTAAACATAAATTGTTTCAACGCTTGTTCCACACTCTGTAGCAATCTCTTCAGGAGTTTTCTTGTCTATGATGTAGCGTTTACGTAACCATATGTTACTTGTGTATAACTTAGCCATTAAAGAATCTCCCGTCAATTTTCCATTTCATAATTGTTGGACCTTGTCTAACCATTTCAAACATCTGATGATTAAAGTCTTCTCTTAAATCTTCATAAAGTTCTGGGTTGACAAACTCTAAGTTGTCTGTAATAGAGTATATCGTTTCTCCAGTCTCAATGTCAAATCCATCTATCTCAAGAGCATTTTGTAAAATTAAATGTTCAATAAGGGCTGCTGCCTTAAGTTGATTAGGTGTTTGCATTTTTATCTTTTTCAAAAATGTCATAGTCATAAGAATTAGAGTCTTCTAGCATCCACTTATCATAACTCTCAACGTCCCACTTATTAGTATTTACAAGTCTATGAAGCAATAAGCTTTGCTTTGTTACAAATGATGGCTCATATAGTTTGACTCTATTGTTAGGCTGAATAGCAAAGTTTCCATCATCTCTTTGAATTACATGACCACATTTATGTTGCCCTGGATTTTCAGAGTAGCCATCATCTAAGATGTTTGATTCTGGGTTGTGCCAGTCAAGGGTAAACAAATACTTTCCAGGAACATTTTCTTTTTCTCTATTAAGATAAGACATTCTCATGTTAACTAGGTTTTGAAATTTAGTTACAGCCACGTGTGGAGAAAATGAATTCCATAGCACAAGATTGTAGATAGGCTCTTCTGGAACTCCTGGCTTTGTACAAAAAGCATTTATTGGCATTCTCCACCATAGCCCACCATCTTCCATTAAGAAATGGAACAACGGACTTCTTCCCTTAATACTTGAGACTCCAAAGATAACACATGGGAAGTATTGGTCATGACTATCTTCTTGATCTCTTAAAAAGTTTCCACGCACATAGCACTCTATTGGTGGAATGTTTGCATTTAGCTCTGGCATTATTGATCAGCTCCTATTGCTTTGCCCCAATTTTTTACTGCCCAATGTCCAATGCCACAAGCATCGGCAACATCGTTATCAGTAATAGATTTATTATAGATTGTGTTAATCATTGTAATAGTTCTTTCTTTTCTAAGATTTCTTTCATATGTTTTGTACCAAGAAACAGATTTTCCTGGATGAGCAGATCTAATTAAAGCCTGCTCTTCTTTTGACATCTTTTTGTTTCCTAAATAATTTTGCCAAGTGATTGGAGAAACTTTTCCAATAATCCGAATCCCAGACTGTCCTGCAGCACCAAGTAAGGCACCTTGAACCAATGCAAGATCCGCAGCAGTCTTAGGACTATTCATAAAAACAGTATGCTCAATAACAATTGCATCTACATTTACAATGTGGTTAAAGAGTCCAATTGACTTTCTTCCAGCATCAATAACTTTTTCATAAATATCTTTGCCTTGAAAATTAATCTTTCCAAACTCTCTAAGATACCCTCCATGAAAAGTAGCATAAGCAAGGCTATTAGTACTTGCGTCAATAGCACAGACACGCTCTGGTGCTTTTGAACCTATAGCTTCTGCTAATTTCATTTCAAGTTATCCTTAATTTCTTTCAATGCTTTCATTACGTCTTTGGGATTAACATTGCATTTAATACACAAGTTTTCGTCATTGTAGATAGACAAAGGCTCTGCACAACTTTTGCACCGTCTATCTTTGCCTATTCGTGTTTGACGACGCTCAATAATATATCGTGCTGCTATTTTTTCTTTTGTAGATTCGGTTCTACATTCTACAGAGCAGTATATCTGATATTTTATTTGTGTGTTAAAAGTTTTATCACACCATTGACAATGCTTCATCTATAGGCTCCAAGGACTTTAGTTTAAAGTCTCCTTTACCAGCCTCTGCACATGCCTTTTTAATTGGACATGATTTGCAGATCTTTGAATTGGATCGGTAATTCTTTTCAGGTAGGGTTCTATCGACCCAAGCCTTACGAACTGATCTCATCCATTCAAACGTCTGGTCTACCCACCGACGATAATAATCATTTACTTCTACAGGAAGAATAAGCAACTCGTGATTATTTTTATTTTCATAAATAAGAACTGCTTTTGCCTTCTTGAGAATCTTCATATAAATAAGAAGCTGAACTAAGTGTCCAGTCTTTGGTTTCATGTGAGCTTTGCGGTACTCAAAGCCCTCGTTCATCATTGTTTTAATTTCACCAAGGAGTTCTTCTCCCTGCCAATTTACAATAACATCGCCATAACCAAAAATTGGCGGGTCATTGTTTACAATTTTAAATTCTGAATCAACAAGAAAGTCTGGAACGTTGCCCATTGCTTCTTGGATTCTTTCGTGAGACTTAGTTCCTGCAGTCATGTTGGCTGCACTATATGGTGTTGCATCATCTTCAAACATTTGTCCGTCAAAAGCTAAGTACCAATATCTTGGGCACTCGCCATGGCCATAGGCAATTGTTGATGGAGCAAAAGTCTTTTTCTGTGTTTGCTTGTCAATACGATTTACAGTATAGCCAGACTGAATTTTTTCAGTAATTCCCGCAACATCAATTGGATGAATTGGTGGCTTTTCCTGCTTAACCATAACCTGCTGTAATAAACTTTTTGTCATTGTTTTATGCTCGTTTCTATTAGTATAAGTATAGCAGATTATCGTGTTATGTATTTTAAAGCAGAGACTAAATTATTAATTGCTTCTGCTGCAGTATAATATAAATTCTTTTTGCCTCGGTCTGACTTATCTACATTAGCCATCCATGTTGCTTTCAACGCCATCTTTGCTGCGATAGCTTGAAGCCTTACAATTTCTATATGAGCAACATTGATTGGAATGTCTGGCTTTATAATTAATTTAGCAATCATTGTTAAAGCTGTTGTTAATTCTTCATCTTCCATATAGTCAGCAATTTCTACCAAACCATTTACCATGTCTATTGTTGTTACTTGTTGTTCCATTATTCCTCCACTAGATCTTCTAATATACTCATCTCAATTATAGCAAGTCTGACTTTAGAGTTACCCTCGCCTATCACGACAACGATGGCTGGGTCTTTGCCATTCTTCATAGCATCGGTGGTAGCCTTTGCCCAAACATCTTTATTTAAAGTAAAAGATTTTCCAACCTCTTTAAAATCTACCACAAAGTTTTTCCAAGAAGCATCTCCTTTTTGAGTATTGCGACCAGAGTTCTTGTGCTGCTTAGCACCTATCCTCTTAGACTCACTCTTCTCCGTCAAAGTCGCTCTTCTTTCTTTTACCAAGAGAGACCTTGCTAAGGTGTTTTTCCTTACACATCCAAGTAATCTCTTTTGTAATTGGGTATAGCCTTAATGTTGGAACTTCTGCCTTGCAAGTATGGCAAAGAAACTTACCATTATAAACTGTATAGTTAGGCACTTAGTCTATCCTTGATTGATTTTTGTAAATCAAGATCTTCTCTTACACGATTAATAAAAGATTCTTTACCTTGTACCTTTGATCCGTCAGGCAGGATGTACCAAGCACCAGTTCGTTCTACAATGCCGTTTAGTTCTGCGGTAGTAACCAGATCACCAATGGTATCAAGACCAATATCGTCACCTCTAAAATAAAAATCATACTCACCAGATTGGAACCCTGGAGAGGTTTTAGAGAATTGCAATTCCCAGCGAATAGTTCTACCAATTTTTTCTTCAATTAATTTATCTCCTACTTTAATCTTGCCCTTAATTGCTTGATTGTCTGACTCTGAAGAAAAGAGCTTAACAATACATGAGGAATAAAACTTAGTAGCCTGACCACCAGAAGGCTGCTGGCTAGTATACATAGCATTGATATTGTTACGAGACTGAGAAATAAGAACAAGCAAAGTTGGCTTAACCTTATTGTTTGCGTAGTTAAGCATTTTCCATGCGTTACTAAAGTCACGAGATTCTGCTCCAATCTGTTTGGTATTTTCCAAAGCCTTCATCTCATCAGTATCTTTTTCAAAGTATATTGCAGGAAGCATCGATGTAATGGAATCCACTACAATTAAATCAACGCCAGCATTCATTAATGCCACACCTACATCAACCATATCGCTGATAGTTCTTGCTTGTGAATAAATAAGTTTTTCTGGATCTACCCCAAGAGCTCTGGCCCAATCTTCTGAGTATGACATTTCTGAATCAATCCATGCACATAACTTTCCTTCTGCTTGGGCTAAAGCAATCATTTGAAGGCACATAGAGGACTTTGCAGAGGACTTTGACCCCCAGATAAGAACTTGCCTACCATACGGAAGGCCACCGCCCAGAGCACGGTTTAAACCATAACTAGGGGTTGGTTGATATTCATAGTTAATCCCTACACCAGTGCCCAATTTCTTTCTTAGTTTTGGGTCGAGTTGTGCCATTGCTTCTTCTATTGTTACAGTCATTAGAATCGTACTCCATGTTTCTCTGGTCTAGTTTTATTAAAATCTATTTTCTCTCTTAATGCTTGATCAAGCGAAAGCTTGGTATACCCTGCGTCAACAACTCCAGCATATAGGTCAAGTGTACGAATTAAGATATCGGCAAACTCTTTTGTAATTTCTTCTTCACCTTTATCTTTGCGAATTGCTTCCATTACTTCGGTTACCTCAGAAACAATCATCATGAGTTGCTTTGCAATAAAGATATCATCAACATCTTCTGGCTCAGGCCAAAATCCTTTTTCAACTGCAGCTTTATGCAAATTAATTGCTAGGTTGTCAAACACATTGTCATACATTTATATCCTCCAAGATAACTGTTCCATCCTTAGTCTTACCAAAACTAAACTTATATACATTGCCCTCTTCAAGTTTCATGTAAGCTTTTGCAAATGTTGTAGGAAAAACAGTTACAGAGTGTAAATCTCTTGAAGAGTCTGCAAGTGTAAGCGAAGCCATTTTCTTTCCCGTTTTTGTAATCCTTGGTTTAAAGGATACCACAAACATATCATCATCTTTATATGGAAGCATCTTGTAGTTTAAAAACTTTACAAGAGCACTGTCAGAACCTTTTATTTGGTCGACAGGGATAGCAGAAAGAATCCTATTATCATTAGCCAAAATGAGATACGATATGCCAGCTTCAATAGTGGTGTTTTCATCATCAAATATTCCTACGCTTCCTGTTTTATCTAATAGTTCTACTCTTGACCAACCCTTTGATCTCTTAATACTTTTAATCATTCCCATGAGGATAAAGGAACCTTTTTCTTCATAGTCTTCATTTTGTGTAATCCAAGCATGATAGTGAGATGGAACAGAAATATTAAACTCTGGTAAATTTAAATACTCATATAGATTTTCTTTTATCTCATTTTCATTTCTTGGTTGATCATTAAACGTTGCAGCGCCAATGACTCGTAGCGCTTGCAATGCTCTAGAATTGACTCCATTTCCTTTTGTAAACGTGAACTCTTCCAGGTGAGCATACGAATCAAAAGGCCTTGCGGAGATATACCTCTCGGCGATTTTGTCAGATATGAACTTAATGCCCGACAAACCAAAACGAATACCCTTTCCTTCAATTTTAAAATCGATATCCGAATCATTAATGTGAGGCAGCTTAATGCTAATCCCCATTCTTTTTGCTTCAATAAGGTATTCAGTGCGAGCATCTTTGTCCTTTTCATTCTTTAGTAGTGAGTACATAAACTCTAATGGATAATGATATTTTAACCACGCCGTCCAATACGAGAGCGTAGAGTAAGCAACCGCATGAGACTTGTTGAACGAGTATCCCGCATGCGCTTCAAAGTCATGCCATAAATCACGAGCCGTATTGGGACTAACATAGGCAGAAGCACCATTGACAAACTTGTCCTTGAATACATCAAACTCTTTAGCATCTTTTTTCTTTCCAATGATCTTTCTAACTTTATCTGCTTCCGACATGGACATACCGCCAAGCGATACGCATGCTTGCATAACTTGTTCCTGGTAAAGAATACAACCATAGGTTTCCTCCGTAAATTCTTTTAGTACTTGATGAGTATACCCAATATTTTGACGACCATGCTTGCGTTCAATATAGTCTTTTCCAATTGTATTCATTGCGCCTGGACGAACTAAAGCATTTGAAGCTGCTAGTTCGGCAAGATTCTTTACACCCATCTTAATAAGAAGGTTTGTATAGGGTGCTGCTTCACACTGAAACACTCCCTTTGTATAACCATCAGAAAGCATCTGATAAACATTAGCATCATCCATAGGGATGTCTAATGGTTTAATTGTTTTACCATCACGTTCTTTAATAATTTGAATAGCATCTTGTAAAACTGATAAAGTTTTTAAACCAAGAGCATCAATCTTAATTAAGCCAATTTTTTCAGCTTCTTCCATGTCAACCGCAACAACAGGAATACGCTCATCGCTACCAGTAGAAGACCTTGTCTCCATTGGTGCGAACCTAAAAATAGGATCTTTACTAGTGACAACGCCAGCAGCGTGAATGCCAGTACCTCTAATACGACCACGAAGTTGTTCTCCATATATTTCCACCTCTGGATATTTCTCACGGAATTCCCGTGTTGTTTTTGAACTGCAATATTCATCCCAAGTGTCAACTAACTTTAAAACCTTGTTAACATCAGTTAAGGGAATATTTAATACTCGTGCAACATCTCGGACTACACCCTTATCTTTAAATGAAAGGAAAGTGGCAATTGATGCAACATGTTTGTATTGTCTAACAAGATAGTCTTTAACTTCTTCACGACGGTTATCTTGAATATCTGTATCAATATCTGGAAAGTCATTTCGGTCTGGGTTAATAAAACGAAAGAATAATAGCCCATGTTTAATTGGATCAATGTCCGTAATTCCAAGTGTGTAACAAAGTAATGAACCAGCAGAAGAACCACGACCTGGGCCAACCATAATCCCTTCTTTCTTTGCCCACGTAATCATACTACGCACAACAAGAAAGTAAGGGCCAAACTTTTTATCTTTAATAATTTTTAGCTCTTCATCTAGACGATCTAGATATTCTTGGTTATCTTGCAAGCCACGCTCTGCTAAACCTTCTAGTGCAAGTGTCTTTAACTCTTTATCTGGATTCTTGTATTGTACTGGTAGTAGATCCATTCCTTCTTGAATTCCATAGTCCCCAACTTTTTCAGCAACAGAGATTGTGTTGGCGTAAATGTCTGGACGATCAATACCTTGTGCTTCCATAGCAGCTTTCATCTCTTCATAGGAAAGAAGGTGAATATCAAACTTATTGAATGTAATTTGACGATCATGTCCATATAGATAATCTAAACGATCCATCATATTTGTATGCTTTTTAGACTTCTCAAACGTATGCTCTTTATCAATCTTGACATGAGTATTAAGAAGTAATTTAAATTCCTGGATTTCTTTTTGATCTGTATGACTGTGGTGGCAGTCTGGAGTTACAACTACTTGAACACCAAACTCATCTGCCAAAGCAATTAACTGTTTATTAATTTCGGCTTCGTTATGTGGCATTACCTCAATATAATAATCATCTTTAAATACACGCTTAAACCATTGGATATAATCTTTTGCTATTGCAAACTCATTATTCTCAAGGGCTTTTACAAGAACACTACTTGGACAGGCAGATGTAACAATTATGCCTTCAGAATATTTTTCAAGAACTTCAAAGTCAAACCTTGGCTTTTTAAAGTATCCTTCTGTCCATGCAATTTCGTTAATCTTA